AGGACGCTTCTAAAGAAGAGGGGGACGCCGGCAAATGGTACCCTGCTTATACATATAAATCAATGACTGACAAAACTATGAGTGGCGAACAAGATCCCAACTATGGTATTTTAGGCGTAATAGACAATCTTACTGTTAATCACAATTTGGAAACAGATGATGGCGCCTTTGAAGAGGGCCCCCAAAAAATTCTCCCTAAAATTCTCGACGTTCAAATCTCTTTTTCGGCCATACATGAGCACGTTGTAGGGTGGCAAGACGATCCAGCATCCGAGGGTGAGTCTAAGTTTTCTGTGGGCGTTTTTCCGTATTCAATTGATGTAGAAGGAAGTTTGCCGAAGCCAAAGGCTGGAGCCGAGGCGGCCGCCACAGGACCTATTAATTCCAATAGCGGCGGTACCGAAGATGGAAACTTAATAGGTGATGACTTGGACGTCAATATCGACGCCATTGGGGCTGATCCTCCGAAGGAAACAAACCAGGCGCTAATAGATAACGGCGGTGGCGTTGTCGTGGTTGGATCGTCGGGCGGCGGTGGCGGCGGTGGCGCCATGTTCGCCGATTGGGGCGACGATCTTAGCGACGATCCTTATTCCAACCGTGGCACAAGCGGTTGGGGCGCCACAGAGTGGACGGGCGAACAGGCCGCCAGCCCCATTCAGCTTGTGGGACTCGTGGATTAGGGAGATTAATATTTTATGGGAAGATATAGCAATTATAGAATTTTAACAAACGCCAGTGCGTATTATAGGTTCTTGCGACAAAAAAGGGGTGTTAAATATATAAAGCAGTATGAAACACCCGTATTGAATAATCCTACGCGCTCACAGCGCAGAAAAATCACTACAACCAAACACCTTTGGAAGTACGGTGATCGTTTATATAATTTAGCTGACACTTATTATAGTAGCCCGCGCCACTGGTGGGTAATAGCATGGTATAATGGATATGGCACTGAAGCCGATATTGAAAACGGCACTCTTCTTTATATTCCATTGAAACTAGAAGAAGCTTTGGCTGTGCTGGGGGTGTGATAAATGGCTAATCAAGAAGCTGTACAAAAATGTATAGCCGACGGCGGCGCAGACTGGCTGGTGGAAGACATAGAAGAACTCGCTCCCACCACTAATTGGGAATCTCTTGCAACTTGGTATGGCAACAACTGTGAGGAGTGGGTAGGTCACCTAGAGAATATAGAGAAGATCGTTGAGCTATATAATAGTTACGAAAAGGACTCGATTGAGGTGTCTGACCTCGAAGGTCGACCACAAACGCTGGACTTTACACTTACGACTCCGTTTGGGACCGACATGGCTGGTGATACCAGCAGGGCTTTGGAGTTAGGGGGATTTCTACCCAATGAACACGCTGAAGATTTAACGACAGCACAAACTCAGCTTGAGGACCTGTGGAAGGAGTTCAACGGCAAAAATGATGAATCGCTGGCCATGAGAACAGCATCAACGGACAGTGCATATTATAATATGGACGCGAGGGTGTCGAACTGGCTCGACAAGCTGATCGACGACGACGCAGACCGCGCCGAAAAAAGAAGGCAGATACAACGACAAAATGCTATTGCCAAAGGAAGATATGATGACGCATCCTCTCCCGATTTCTCGCACATGGTCTTTAAAGAGCAATGTTTCTTGTTGACAAAGATATTTGACATTGTTGATCATAAAAAAGATGTAATTGAAAGCTCCGACGTCGGTATGGCTGAGTTTGCTGTGCCGAAGAGGATACCATATAATGGAACCTCCGATGGTTCTAACGCGAGCATACAAATAGAGGGGGATCCATTTAATTTTATAAACGGGCTAACCCAAGATCCAATGTTGGGAGCACTCTTTAATATGGAGACAAAAGAAATCTCAAGCCTTCAGCCTCAAATAAGATTGTTCAAAATAATACAAGACAAACAAACAGGCAAAGAAGTTCAACAAGAATATATGTTTGATGCTTACGCTACAAAATCAGACGTTTCAAGTGTATTTGCGAATAAGGCGCGAAGAGGATTTGGAGTCGGAATTAAAGATTTTTCTTTTACTTATGATGGAAACAACCCATTCGCTGCAAAGAAAAGTATCAAAGCTAAACTGACAATTTTTGCTAATAGTTTTGGGGAGCTACTGGTTGATAGAGGGGGGTACATGTATGCAGATTTGGCCCTCAAAACGGGTGGGGCCACAAACGACTCGGGCGCTTGTACTGAAGCAGAGGGAGCGGAACGCGCAGCTATAAGTCAAATAAATAATAATTTATATAAATTGGATTTTAGATTAAAAGCGGTTGTAGGGTGGGCGATGCCGTCAGGAGATACTTCCTTATTTACATCTACGTCAGCTTCTGAGCAAAAAACTATTATAGATGCCCTTAAAGAATCATTTATAACTTTAAATTTAGTTCCAACGCTACACGAATTTAATATTGACGACCAAGGAAGGGTAAATTTTGTTGTTAACTTTTTAGCTTATATTGATGATTTCTTCGATCAACCTCAATTTAATATTTTTTATAGCCCTGAAGCTACTCGTATGCGAATGACAAGGAAATTACTTTATGATGTGTTGCAAAAAGAGTGTTCTTCGGAGAAGTTTGCGGAGGTTAAAAAGGCCGACGCCGCGCGCGGCGCTGTAGCGGCAGAAAAAAGCTTATCAATGAAGGCGTTGATATCTCGAATGTGTGACGCCAACAAAATTAAATACATTACCATGTCGTACGATGATTTAAAAAGGTTTGCATCAGAAGGCCCATTTTTCACTAGTGAAGAGGAGACTGATCCAGTTTATATTCAAGATGCGTCCGATTCACTATCAGCTTTTGATGGCCGCTTGGAAGCCGAATATATTGAAAAATTATCAGTGGGGGGAGGTGCGAGCTTGGGCACTAAAGCCCAAGCATCTCGTAGAGAGACGTTAAATATTATTTTGGAAGCAAACAATCCAAATATTAATCATGTGGGATTTTTTTATGCAAGTGATTTAATGGATATTATATTAGAATCAATAGATGAATATTTAAAAGATTATTCTTATAACGGTACGGCGTGGTCCGACCTTATAGAGGAAATTGTAACGGCCGAACCAGAATATGTGAAATATACTGAGACAATAGTTTGTCAACTTAAACAGGAAAAAGAGAGCTTCATGAGGTTTCAACAGAGTTTTAAAAAATTTAGATTAGTGTTGGGGCCTCTTGAAATTGTCGATTCTCGCGGCAATGGCACATCACAGTTTATCAGCTTGGGGGATATTCCCATTTCGGTGAAATA